TGCTCGGAGCTTTGATGTACGTGCTCTTCTGGGTGGTGCAGGTGGCGGCCACCTGGCGCTTTTCTACGGGCGACGCGGACGCCTACGGGCGCGGGCTCGGGATGGTGTTGCTGGCGATGGCCGGGGCGCTCGCGCTCAAGGCGCATACGGAGCCAGAGCGCAAATGATGAGCTGGGACGCACTCGGGACGATGACGGCGGCGCTGATGGCTTTCATCGCGCTCAACGCGGGGACGCTGCGCTGGTTGTTCGAGCGCCATGAAAGCGCGACCGCCGAACAGATGGCCTCGCTCAAGCGCGAGGGCAGCGACTTCTCGCACGAAGTCGAACGCGAGGTGATGAGGCTCAGGGCGCAGTTGCCGCTGGAATACGTGCGGCGCGAGGACTGGATCCGCTTCTCGAGCACGCTGGACGCCAAGCTCGACGCGATGCGCAACGAGTTGCGGACCGAGATCACTGAACTCAAGGAGCGTATCGCCGAACGGGTCGAGGCGCTTTAGGAGAGGCGCAAACCGCGGCGCGCGGCCGTGGAGGCGGTCGAGGAGCCGAAGAGTGCAAGAGTGAAAGTGAAAAAGTGAAACAGCGAAAGAGTGAGACAGCATGGATGCGATGAACCTGGAGCAGAGGCAGCGCGAGGAAGCCCGCTGGCGAATCCTGCGCGTGCTCGACGCCGGCCGCCCGATCGCGGTTTCAGAGACTATCGTGTGGCGCGTGTTGGCCGACGTCAAGCTCGCGATCACGCTGAACGCGCTGCGCCGCGAACTGACCTACCTGCGAGACCGCGGCCTGCTCGAAATCGAGGGCGAAGACAACGAAACGTGGTACGCGCGGATGACCGCGAGCGGGGTCGACGTGGTCGAATACACCGCGCCGGCGCCGGCCGGGATCGCGCGCCCGCGCAAGTACTGGTGAGGAAAAGTGCCCCCATGTCTCGGTCCGTCCTGGCGGAGCCCGCGAGGCCGCCCTTCCGGTGGCGGGAAAGATAGGGCCTGCCGCGAGTGTCGATGAAGCATGCCGTCCCGAGGAAAGACCAAGAGAATACCGCCCGCGCTGCGGGCCGAGTTTGAGCGCCTTCTGATCGAAGGCTCGTTCTCCGACTATGCGGGGCTGACCCGATGGCTCGGCGAGCATGGATGCCAAATTGCTTCCTCGACGTCCACTCGTTACGGCCATCAACTGGAGCACAAGCTGACCGCGCTCAAACTCGCCACCGAGCAGGCGCGTGCAGTGGTCGACGCCGCCGGAGGCGCCGACGATTCGGTCAATGAGGGGCTCATGCGCCTGGTGCAAGGCGACTTGTTCCGCGTGCTGGTCGAACTCAAGGAGGTCGACCCGAAAAAAGTTAACCTCAACGTTCTCGCGCGCAACGTCGCCTCGATCTGCCGCTCGTTGGTGCAGATGCGCCGTGCCGCCGAAGAAATGCGCAACCGGATTGGCCGACGGGTCCGCGCCGCCGAACGCAAAGTGGTCGCAGCGGCGCGCAGGGGAGCGCGCGGCGGATTGTCGGACGCGGCCGAGAAGCGAATCCGCGCGGCGCTCCTCGAGATCACGGAGATGCCGGTGCTGGGCGGCGGTCCGGCGGGCGCGGCGGCGCCTCCGCTCGTCGATGGCGACGAGCCTTCGAGCGACGAGCCTTCGGGCGACGGGACGGCACGGGCGCAGGACGAATTTATCGAGGCGGTGGAAACTCCAAACGCCGCGGCGACCTCGAGCGCCGCGGCCGAGCGGGGCGCCGCGACAGAGCGCGACGAGTCATGAGTATCCGGATCGTGCCGTCGGTTCATGACGGACGAGGAAGCGCGGACAACAGACCTTCCGCGCTTCCTCGCCCGACTCTCACCTCAGGTCTCGCCCAAAAGAGACGCGAGAGGGAGTCGGACGCGCCGCGCCGCGGAGCGCGCAATTCAGTGCGCCATGCACGTCGGTGAAAACAGGGTGACGCGATGAACGGCAAACGCGGGCAAGGGCCAACGGACGAAGACGACGCGTCTCTCGGGGCACGGCCGCCGCGCGGCGGAAACATCAGCAGAAGCATCAAGAGTGACGATCAGACAGCGGACAGGATTCGCCGCCACGCCGACGACGAGCCTGCCGGTGAGACAATCGGGGCGCGCGGCGAAGAACCTGGCCGCGAAATCGTGCCCAGCGTGATTCACACCGTGGCCCGCGACGTCCTCCTGCCCTACCAGGTGCGCTGGATCGCCGACGACGCGGCGGTCAAGGTTGCCGAGAAATCGCGCCGGGTCGGTATTACCTGGGCCGAGGCGGCCGACGCCGCGCTTTCGGCCGCGGCGACGGCCGGGATGGACACCTGGTACCTCGGCTACAACCGCGACATGGCGCGCGAGTTCGTCGAGACCGCTTCGGCGTGGGCGCGGCAGTTCAACAAGGCGGCGCAGGCGATCGAGGAAATCGCGGTGGAAGACGAGCGGCGCGACCTGATGGCCTACCGCATCCGCTTCGCCTCCGGCCACAAAATCGTCGCGCTCAGCTCGCGGCCCTCCAATCTACGCGGCAAACAGGGACGCGCCGTGATCGACGAGGCCGCCTTCCACGACGACCTTCCCGAGCTGTTGAAGGCAGCGATGGCGTTCACGATGTGGGGCGGACTGGTCCGCGTGATCTCGACCCACAACGGCGCCGAGAATGCGTTCAACGAGCTGATCAACGATATCCGCGCCGGGCGCCGCCCGTTCTCGCTCCATCGCGTGACGCTCGACGACGCGCTGGCCGACGGCTTGTACCATCGAATTTGCGAGAAGGTGGGGCGGCGCTACAGTTCGGCGGCCGAGCGCGAGTGGCGCGCGCGCATCTTCGCCGAGTATGGCGGCGCCGCGAGCGAGGAACTTCTATGCGTGCCGCGCGCGAGCGCCGGTGCGTTTTTGAGCTCGATGCTGATCGAGAGCAGAATGCGCGCGGGGGTGCCCGTGTTGCGATGGGAAGTTGCGGAAGAGTTCGCGGAGCGGCCCGAGGAATATCGCGTGGGTGCGGCGCGCGAGTGGTGCGAGCGCAACCTCGACCCGGCGCTCGAGCGGCTGGACAACCTGATGAGCTGCTTCGGCGAGGACTTCGGGCGCAACGGCGACCTGAGCGTTTTCTGGCCGTTACAGATTCAACCCAACCTGGTGCGGCGCACGCCGTTCGTGGTCGAGTTGCGCCGCGTGCCGTTCCGCCAGCAGGAGCAGATCCTTTTCCATATCGTGGACCGCCTGCCGCGCCTCATCGGAGGCGCGCTGGACGCGCGCGGCAACGGGCAATACCTGGCCGAAACCGCGCGCCAGCGTTACGGCGCCCGCGTCGAACAGGTGATGCTATCGGCGCAGTGGTACCGCGAGAATATGCCGCGCTACAAGGCCGCCTTCGAGGACGGGATGGTCGAGTTGCCGCGCGACGCGGAAATTCTCGGCGACCATCGCGCGCTCGAAATCGAGCACGGCTACGCGCACGTCTCGGAACGGCGCGATCAGAAGGGGCGCCACGGTGACGCCGCGATTGCCGCCGCGCTCGCCTTCTACGCGAGCAGCATTCGCGCCCAGGAACCCGCATACACGCCCGCGCCGCGGCGCACGGCCGTCATGAAGCCGGCGCGGGTCGAGCGCGATCCGTTCGGGCCACCGCGCGAGGATGACGCGCCGCCGCTGGCGATGCGCGCCAGCCGCGCCCGGATGTGGGCGTGGATGTGAAGCCGGCGGACGGTGAAGGCGCGGCGGACGCAGGCTCCTGCCGGACATTTCACAACATATCTTGATGTGTACCAGCCTTCGCTCAAGATGACCGAAGAGGCAGAGGTGGAGCGGGTCAAAACACTTTTCGGCGCTTTCGAAATAGATTGACAATCCTCGGGATGACCCAAGCGGTGAAAAAGCATGACGTTGTATGACGCCTACGGGCGCGAGGTCGACACCGAACAACTGCGCGACGAACAGGCCGCCCCGACCATGGCGGGCGTGCGCAATATCTACTCGGTGATGCATCCGTCGGTCGGGCTCACGCCCGAAAAGCTGATCGCGATCCAGCGCGAGGCCGAAGTCGGCGATCCTTATCTCTATCTCGAACTGGCCGAGGAGATGGAGGAAAAGGATCTG